AACGGTCACGGCCACCGCTTCTCAAATTTACCTTTCAAACAATAGTCGGGCCGACCATATCTATCCTGTCGGCTGGGGAGGATTTGAATACCTTGACTCATCTGCGGAATTTGAGATTTCAGATCTGTACGCAGCGAACTTTTATAAAAGGACTGAGGACGGTACGGAGATATTCAGCTATACGCTCGGAGCGGTCTACATAGGAGATAATTTTGGTGTCCCATCTTCGGGGGAGGCCGTGAACCCGTCCACACGGTACTGCCGGGATGTCGGCAAGTACTGTACCCAGTGTCCGTTTTGTTCTTTCGACCCAACGGATGAGAGCGCCTATTATGACGATACCCTTGTTTACTGTCCGCTCAATATGGCAGCACTCCCGAAAAACTGGGTGCTTTATTATAGCCCGAGCGACTGGACATCCAACGTGGAGCTGCTGGACGGTACGGCCAAATTGGTGCAGGGATATTTTACTTTGCTCTATGCTGATGAGTTCTGGTTTACAAGCGGGATCAACGACCCGGACAACGACCATATGACCTTCACGCTTCACTCTTCATTCCCTCGCTATTGGTTCCGAATGGGCTTCCCGAATGATGAATCTGATTCGAAGGAATGGATGTGGAAGTTTTACAAGTATGACCCATCGGCAAATACCTACACGGATTCGGACAATTACCGGGTCCCTCTTTGGCCGAATGACCCTGTTAGGCTTCAGGCATATATCCGGGGAGATAATGCCGGCTTCCTGTTTTATACCCATGTCATGGCTTCATCCTGTGACATCTATAACACGCCATTTTACCCGTCTGACATTCAGGTGCAGCTTGGCTATTTGCCTTATGGCTCTCATCTTGTTTTCCCGAAATCATACGAAGAGAACCTTCACAGCTGCAACAATCAGGTTATTCCAGACACTCCTTCTACGACTGACCCAGAGGGAAATGAAATCAAATATGACAGCGGCGCCACGGATTACACCAATCCGCTTATCACAGCGGATATGCTCAACACCATTCAATCCAATATGCCGGTCACAGAGTATATGCCCTGCAATGTTCAATGGAGGGGCAACCCGGCATTTGAAGCAGGGGATGTGGTGACGCTCACAGACCGATATGGAACCGTGTGGAGCGTGCCGATCATGAAGCAAACTTTTGACTTCAAGGGCGGTCTGAGTGCCACCATCAATGCTCCCGGGTTGACAGAGGAAGCGGCGAAATTCAGCGCTTCATCCTCTATGGACCGTTCCGTGCGCCGTGTCCGTGCGGACCTGAAAAGACAGAAAGCAACGAGCTAGGAGGTGGAGTCATGCCGGAGAAATTAGTGACGGAAGAGGTCTGCGCCTTGCGAGTGAAAGCCTTTGACGAGCGTTTTCAACGAGACAAAGAGCGCTTGGAAAAAATCGAAACGCTCACTCAGGAGGTCAGTAAATGCAACATCCAACTGACCGAAATTATCCGGAGCCAGGGTGAAACCATCCGGGATCATGAGGAGCGATTACATGAAATCGAACGCCGGCCGAGACTGTGGTGGGACAACATCACGGCTGCCATCGTGGCTGCCAGCGTGTCGGCATTCATATCTTTTTTGCTTTGAGTTCTACACATACACATCACTATACACACAATGGAGGTGCGGTCAATGATTACCATTGACGATGTTTTATATGTGCTACTCACTGTCGCTCTGCCTTTGGTATTGCGATATGCTTTTCAATTTATCTCGCTGAAGGTTGCTGATGCAAACCACGCAGCTGCTCTCGATGCTGTTTTCAACTCTGTTGAATTCGTGAATCAGACCTTTGTAAAGGCTCTGAAGCGAGAAGGAAATTTCGATGATGAAGCAAAGCAAATCGCTTTTGAAAAAGCGAAATCGGCAGCGCTGGAGGTCATGGAAGCAAGTACGAAAAGGTGGCTCACAAAAACTTTTTCAGACCTTGATTCATGGCTCACAATTCAAATTGAGAGTGCCGTAAAAAACTCTAAAGGAGTTGAATCACAATGACTGAACAGCAACTTCGAAAGCAAGTTGTAGCCATTGCACAAGGCTGGATCGGCTGCAAAGAGAGTGACGGCAGCCACAAAAAAATTATTGATCTCTACAATTCACACAAGCCGCTCGCTCGTGGTTACAAGGTAAAATACTCCGATGCGTGGTGTGCAACGACTGTCTCAGCGGTCTTCATCAAGGCCGGACTGACAGACATTGCACCGACTGAATGCAGCTGCGCAAAGATGATTGAGCTCTATAAAAAAATTGGTCGATGGAAAGAATCAGACTCTTACAAACCATCGGCCGGAGATCTTGTCATGTACGATTGGGACGATGATGGGAAGGGTGACAACACCGGACATCCGGAACACGTTGGCCTTGTTGTAAGTGTTGCGAACGGAAATATTTTGGTCATTGAGGGAAACAAAAACAACTCTGTTGGCTATCGCAACTTGAATGTGAACGGCAAGTACATCAGAGGTTTTTGTCTGCCAAAATATACCAGCAAAGCATCCGAAGAGGCTCCGAAAAAATCTTCTTCAGCTGTTGCGCCGGCACGCAGCAAGGACAAATCGGTAAGGTCTGCGGTGGTGTTCAAGGTGACTGCAAGTGCCTTGAATGTTCGCTCTTCAGCGTCCAGTACATCATCAAAAAACATTTTGAAAACTATTCCGAAAGGTACCAATGTGGTGTGGTACGGGTACTACACCGACTCCTGGTACCTGGTGCAACTGCCGGATAAACATACGGGCTACGTGCATAAAAATTACATTGCGAAGGCATGACAAAAAGGCTGCGAATTTTTTTCGCAGCCTTTTCATCTGTCTGTCATTCTCATAACCAATGTTCGGAATGCTTCGACTTCAACCGCTTCCAACTTCCGGATCGCTGAGTACAGCGCTCTTGCGTCCGGATGATCGTAAATGTCTTGAGCGATTTTCAAAATTTCAGAATTGAGATTCGACTCTCCATCAAGCGACTGTCCATCGGATGTGAGGTCGATTTGTGACACGCCTAAGATCTCGCTTAGCCTTCTCATCTTCTCTGGTCGTGGGTATGCTTTGCAGCTCAGGTAGTCGCTAAAGGTACCACGACTTACTCCTAGCTTCTCTGCTACCTGAGCCTGATTCATGTAGCTTTTGGCCACAAGATGTTTCAGGTTTTGGGCAAAGATTTCTCTTTCTGTCACCGGGGCTTCCTCTATTCTCTTTTTGTAAAAAGTTTACCCTTCACTCTGCTAAACTGTCAACAACCAGAGATTACCGAACAAACGAACTAAAAACCGACCGCAAAGCGGGCGCCATCATCGCCATAGGCGATACAGGGTGTGGGGAGACCCCACGTAGCCGACAGTTGGCCAATTTGGCCAATCTGTCTTTGCTTGCTACGTTAAGATTGGCCTTGACAATCTCGGAAAATCTTGGTATATTATAAGCGTAAAAGTGTACGAAAATTCTGAACGTTATTAACAAGTGCGAAGTGCAACGGAGCGAACAGCTGGAGGTGTGGCGTTATGGCAAAAGCAAAATATGATTATATAAAGCTGCGTGTAGACGAGGCCGAGCGTGCCATGCTGGAAGGCATGGTAAAGGCCGGCCAGGCGCCCACGCTATCAGACGCCGCCCGGAAGCTGGCTTTCGCTGAGAAAGCAAATTTTGATCTCGCTGAGTCCGTGACTCAGTACCTTCAAGAAATTGCGCAGATCCATTTGGAGATGCGCCCGCTGATTTTTAATCAGCTGGAAAACCGTGCGCTTTTGGAAAACGACTTAATGCAACTGGAGCGGCAGGTTGCTGAACTTGCGAAGAGCGCTGCCAAGCTGTCTAAAGCAGTGAGGAAGGGGCTGTAGCTATGGCCGTCCTGAGAAACCCTATTGCCGTCCGGGGAACACCGAACGAATGTATTAGATACATTCAGAACAGCCAGAAGGCTGTGGCGTCCAGTCAGACCATGAATGTCATGGCATATATGCAAAGTCATTGCATAGAAGATATTGAATCCGTGGGTTACAACGGATGCTCCGGCATTCGCTCCGTAGCGAATGAGCAGTTCCTTATGGCCCAAGCGTTGTACAGAAAAAGCCATAAGGAATACCAGGAGCAGACAGTCATAAGGTCTGTTGCGCAGCACCTTGAAGCCTTTGACTTGAAGTGGCTGCCGGACAAAATCAAGACCATCCCCCCAGAAGATGCGGACAGCATGATGCCGTTGCAAACAGCTCTCGAAGTGTGGAACAACAAAGAGAGCTCGGTCGAACAAATGGCCGAAGCATACCGGGTGATGTCTGCATATAAAATCGTCTCCAAAAAATCGGAAATCGATGCGCACCATTTTGTCCTGTCGTTCCATCCGGAGGATAATCCCTCGGCCGCCAAGGTACAATCGGTCGTTGACCAATTCATGGCGCATCCATATTTCGAAGGATTCCCGGCCTTGTCAAACATTCATTTTGACCGGCCGCACAAACACGCACACGTGCTTTGCTCGAACTACCATTCTTCCGGCACCCGTAAACTTTCTATCAAGGGAGCGAAGGTTGCTGAGCTGAAGCGCCACCTGGACCGCATCTGCTATGAGCACGGTCTGTCCATCATTGACAGCCGAGAGATGCGGAAGGATCCCGAGTACTCCAAGTGGCTTGATGGAGTCATTGCAGAAGGCAAAGTAAAAGTCCGCAAGCCCGTGGAGTTCGAAGAGGAAGAAGATAAGCTCAGAAGAAAGCAAGCGCAAGCTAAGAGAATCAGCCGGAAGAAAAAAGGAAATCAAAATTATAAAGCGCATCATGCGAGCCAGGTTGCCGAGAGATCGGCAACGCTCGATGCCACCCCGAACATTCATCCGGCCGTGAGAGAAGATCTGAAGGACTTTGCAAGAAATGATCTTTTCGTTGGTGACGGACAGTATATCAAAGCCACAATGCAATCTCGCCTCCCCCATGAGCTCCGGCAGCTCCCGGAAATCGAACGGAGGAAGCGAACAGCAGAAGCGGAAGCAGCTGCCCGGCGCAAGCGAGCCCAGGAAGAAGAACAGTGGCGCCGGGTTTACTGTGTACGAGTTTATATCTATGACCGGAGCTATCACCGGTACCGGCAACGGAGTCTCATTGAATTGCTCTTTGAGCTTGCGAAAGTCATTCTCACAAACGAGAGCCAGTTCTTTGAAAAGAACTATCCGGTCCAGTATGATAACTTTGTATTGAACAGCCCGACCAACTGGAAGATCCAAAATATGATCGACTCCATTTCCACCACGCAACGGCTGAACGTAAGAACACCGGCAGAGCTGGACCGCCGTGTGGAAGAGATTGGTGCAGCCATTGGTGAAAAGCAAAAAGCCGTCAATTACGACAAGCGCACGATGGAGCGTGGCCGTTTGCTTTACAATGCTATCATGACCTGGCGAGATGAATCCCAGCCAGAGGAAGCCCGGAAGGCCGCCTATGCTATCCTTGCCCGGAACAAATGCACCACCGATGATAAGATGGATAAGTTTGTGGGAAAGTACGAAGCTGCGTGCCACCGCATTCCTCGAAACGAGGAACAGCTTCAGGAACTCCGCAAGGAATACCGTGCCGCCAAGAAAGCGCAGGGCTCTTTGCTGGCCGCAAATGCTCAGTGCCAGGATTATTCTGTAGCTATCAGACAAGCTATGGAAATGACACCAGAGGATGCCGCAAAGAGAAAGCGAGACCTGACCACGATTATTGCCGGCGCTGATAAAAAGACGGCAGCTCCCCAAATCACTGCCCCGAGAAATACGGTGGCAG